CGGGTAGTTGGTATTTTCGGACCAAAGACTACGGGTATAGCTTTGCAGGATTTGACTACAGGCAAAGTCAATGCCAAAGAGTTGCGTCACAGGTATGGCGTACGTGAGGATGTCATAGAAGATACTATCCTGCGTGGCGATGGTGTGGCTGATAAGGTCCGTGTCAAGGGCAAAGGCAAGAAGATCGAGTCAGCAATGATGTACGGCTTCAACAAGACTGAGGGCGCTAAGGATGCTTTGTTCCTACGCTCAGCTGAGATTGAAGCTGATAAGCTCGGTCTGACAGGCAGGGATAAAGTCTCGTATGTACGGACGAAGTTCGAGGATGCCTTTAAGATGGGTGAACTCGGTTCTATCTGGGCTACCAAGAGTCCTGTCGGCAGACTGGCGCTTCAGTTCGGACAGTACCCTATGAAAGATTGGGGACTAACACTGTCCAAGATCCGTGACTTGACCGTACAAGGCAAGCAAGCCGATGCTATGAAATATCTTACGGGCGTATTCGGAGCGAAAGCGGCGTTCTTGTTACCTATGTACGCTATTTTCGGGGCAGGCGTACAGCAGATGTTCTCTTTGTCAGCGTTCCGTGGCGGTCCAGTAGTGAGCATTCCAGCAACAGGTTTGGAAGCTATCAGGGACGAACAGAACCGTGTAGATGAAGCTCGTAAGAACGGTGAGGATGTAGCCTTTGATTGGGGCAATGTCTGGCACAATGCAGGACAGAAAGCCGTGGCGCTGGGAATTCCTGGCGGTAACTTCTTGCTGAACAAAGTCGGCGTGCAGAACTTAGTCCCAGGACAAGAAAAGATTAAGATCGGCGGTGAACCGTTGCTTCGGCAGGATACGACCATCGGTCTGATTAAGAAAGGCTATAATGAGAATCCTAAAGGACGGGCGAGATTCGGCGCTCCTGACAATCCGCTGGACTGGGCGAGAGCCTTCTTAGGCGGTGCGTACAATACTGGCAAAGCCCGTGAACAATTCGGCAATACGGTCTTATCCGTACAGATTCCTGGCTCGAAGGCTCGTATCGGTTCAAGGGAAGGCTTATATCCTGTAGACCGTATAACACAGGCTCGTATAGACGCAACCAATGATAAAGGTGAGAAACAGCGCTTGATTGAGAATAACCACGTCGCACAACGTGGCTACTCAGAGATTAAACAGGGTTTGAACAAAGACCAGCAGGCAGTGTTCGACCAACTGAACGGACGAAGCGATGTTAAAATCAGCGATGCGGCTAAGAATGAAGTGTTCTGGAGCAATCCAGACTTATTAAGTGCCGTCAATAAATACGCCGCATTACAGCGTGAATTGGGTATTCCGTCAGATCCGTTGTACTCATTGAATGATGAACAGCAGAGGATAGCTTTGCACTATCTTGATGAGGAGACAGCTTCTAAGGACAAGCGAGCTACCAAACAGCTTAATCCGTGGATAGAGGATTGGGAGAATGAGCGTGACAGTTTCTTTGAGACTGTCAGAAATCCTGAGAGCAAACGGACGGTTGATACCCGTGTACCAGACTTTCCTGAACCGAACCCACAGTTACAGGCGGTAATGGACACTTACTTCAATATTACCGACAGTACCGAAAAAGGACAGTTCTTAGGCGAACATCCTGAGATAACCGACCAGTTGAGCACCCAAGCCAGCTGGATAAATGACAAGCGCAAGGCTCGTGGAGCGCCAGAATTTGACACTTATCCTGAGCCAACTTCGCAGGTCAAGTCTTATATGGATGCTTATAACTCTTTGCCGAAGGCTAATGGACCAGCCAAGCGTGACGGTACGCCATCCAGTCCTGACCGCAGTGCGTGGATTCAGTCCCATCCGAATGAGTGGGCTGAAATGACTTCTCAGTGGAACAAACAGAACCTATGGAGTCTGCAGAACGGACTGAGTACGACCGTTTATCGAGGACTTAACCCTGATGAAAGCGATATTCAGGACATAGCCGCACTGGGTAAATCCTTGCAAAGCGGTGGTGGTTACGGCGGTGGTGGCGGTGGCGGACTTGCCAATGCGCCAAAGGCGATTTTCGGACAGCGCCGAGCCATTAATTTGACCGAAGCTAAAGTCAAAGTACCAAAGATAAATGTCAAGGCTCGTGGCAAGTCAAAAAAGATTACGGTAAAACGGGGCGGTAGAATATAATGAAGGCATAGGCTTAGGCTGAAAGCTGGACATAACTCCAAGCGAGGTACATAAAAATGGATTTTGACGCAATATTTCAGGAATACTATCCGCTGTTCCGAGGACAGTCTAGCAGTATTCCGACTGAGACTGCCCCTGAGTATCAGTTAGCGATGGTAATGGCGAATAATGCGATTCGCAAGTGGGACAGGACAGACGGAGTAGAGTGGAATGAACTCTGGACTACGGCTGGTGAGGACGGGACAGGCGATGTTACTTTATCAGAGAACAGTACTGAATACTCAGCGCCATCCAATATGCGTAAACCGCCTGCCTTCATCTATGTAGGCGATACATCTCACCGAGTTACAGTCGTACCTTCACGGGATGCCGAGAAGTATGGCTTTACGACAGCGATTGCGTGGTTTACAGGTTCAGCCAATAAGGGTTATACGATGCACTTCAATCCAGGCAGTAGCTTCAATGAATTGACGGTAGACTACGTTTATCTCAAGAAACCTCAGTTAATGACCAGAGGACGGGACAAACCTGATATGTCAGACCCGAACTTTATGGTTCAGGATATGCTGGCTTCACGCTTTGCCAACCTGCGTAACGGCTTCGGTTATAAGATAGCCAAGCAGGAAGCAACGACAGCGCTTCAGAATATGAAGATAGAGAACGAGGGCGGTACTGCAGGCAATTCATCGGCTATTGAGCATCTATTCGGTGGCTGGGGGAAAATAGGTAGAACCAGTGCCACAAACATCTAACAACTTTCTCAGTTCCTTGCCTGAGAATCCGCCTAACTTCACCACGCTTAACCAAGACAACTTCTCACGAGGGGTTGTCTCAGTCATAGATGAAACTAAACTGCCACGCAATGCTTTGAAAGAAGCGAGGAATCTTACTTTATCAGGTGATGGATCTCCACAGGTCCGAGCTGGCGTAGGCTGGTATGGTACAGCACCTTCAGCTTCAGCGATAGAGGGTATGGCAATGCACGTTATGCCCGATGATTCAGTACACTTGCTGGTTATAGCTGGCGGTAAGGTTTGGCGGTCTTTGAATGACGGGGCTACGTGGACAGTCTGTGCGACCTCTGGAGCGGTAGAATTGGTATTTACCACGGGTCATAAGGTACGGTCTGAGCAGGCTAATGCCTTTACTTATCTGTTTAACGGCTGGGACACAATGGTACGCTACAACGGCACGACAACGCTTCAGACGTATACCGCTTTGACAACACCGACTGGCGTAGTGGCTTCCAAAGGCGCTGGATTAGCTGGTACAGTGACGAATACCTATCGTTATAGAGTATCAGCGGTCAATGACGTAGGCTTTACTGCCGCTTCCACGGCTGACACGGAGACGGTAGACCGTTCACGTGAAAACTTTAATGACACTAACTATATCTCTTTGACGTGGACGGCTGTGCCGAATGCCGTCCGTTATGATATCTATGTCGGTCAGATAGCTGGCGAGGAAAACTACATTGACTCGGTAGAAGGTCAGGCTACGGTCGTGTATCAGGATAAAGGCACGACTATTGAACAGGTGTCAGTACAAGCGCCTCAAGACAATACCACGCAAGGACCGAGAGCCGCAGATATGGCGCTTATTGGTTCACGCTTATATGCCACGGCAGACAGGGACTTTCCTTATAGGGTATGGATCTCTGGCGCAGGACGGTATATCGGTTCGTTCGGTTCAGCCTATGAATCAACTTATCTGGATTGGCAGAAAGGCGGACAGTTAAAACCTGTCAAGTCTGAGGATTACCGTAAGGGTAATAACGAGCCTGTAGCTACCATCTGGTGTCGGTCTAAGGACGGACGGGGAGCAGTCTTGCAGGGTACGCTAGAAGCTTACTCAGTCGGGGACGTAACCTTTCCTGTACCGAACTTTTATAAATTGCCTGGCTCGAGAGGTACGAATGCGCCTGACTCAGTGGTAAACGTACTCAATGATTATATGTACTACAACTCGCAGGCTATCTTTAATCTTGGTTCACGGGCGCAATTCTTGAACTTGCTGTCTACTGATGAGAGTTCAGCTAATATCCGACCGCACGTCAGAAAGATTAGAAAGTCTGCATCTCCTAAGATCGCTGGACACTTCCAAGACGGCAAACTGCTGATGTCCGTACCGTATGAATCAGACAGGAACAACTATACGATTATCTTTGACACTGAGCGATCTGGCTGGTTGCCTGAAGGCTTTACATTGGGCTTCGATGGTTTCTTGGCTTACACCGATACTACGGCTGAGGAGAATCAGCACGTGCTTTGTTATAAGAACGGCGATACCAAGTTAAGTGAGATATCCGACACGATTCGAGGAGACTACGGACAAGCTTTCCAGACTACGCTGATTACAGGACTGATTCATATCAATCCGAAGAACAGGTTTGAATTCCTGTGGTGTGAGGAAGGCGAAGTGGAAGTAGCCCAGCCGAGAGGAACGATCGAGCTTGAACTGTCTGGCATTTCCCGTGAAAACGGCTTTGAACAGTTAGATGAGCCGAAACACATTCGACCTAGTGCATCTCGTTACTCGTGGGGACTATATGACTGGACTGAGCATCCGTGGTCTTACCGAGCCAGTGAAGCCATCAATTACTCTGAGCCGTCTACCAAGCGGTACTTCAACGTGCAGAAAGAAATCAACGCTTACCAGTACCGCATCAACACGAACTCGCTGGACGCATTCTACATAGCCCGTACGCTTCAGATAAACGGCACTGCCTCACAAGGCGGTAAACCTGCGGAATGGGAGTTATTTGACTAATGGTAAACTTAAGATAGAGGTATAGTTATGGCTGATTTAACTGGAATAACAAAATATTTTCCCACCGCACACGAAACGTTCTCTGACAACCTGTCAGGATCTATTAGTGCATTGGCTGTAACTGTGCCTGTAACCTCGGCATCTGAATATGCTGATGGAGCTGTCGTGGTTCTCACAGTAGATCCAGGCACAGCGAATGAAGCTACTTTTACAGGAACAAAAGCATCTGGACCAGATAGATTCATAAACTGTGTTTGGACTGAAGGAAACTTGGGTGTCGGGCATACGGGTGGAGCGACTATCATTGACTATAGTTCGGCTACGCACTTTTCTATGATGTCCGCAGGTATTAAGAAAGAGCATAAGGACAGCGGTCTGCACGGCGCTGTACACGCTGATTCGATAGAGACTGATGATTTGACGGTAACAGGTGATGTCAGTATTCCGACTATGACGGGCAACTTGACCGTTACAGGCAATTTGACGGTCTTAGGCGATACCGTGCCGACAGGCGGTATTACGCCGAGACTCAGTGTTGTTGCTGATACTGCCACTTTGACTCCGAATATAGCTAACTATAACTACTATCGTGTCACCGCACTGACAACGGCAATTACCATTAACAATCCGACTGGTACGCCCGTTGATGGCGAAGGTCTGCTCATTGAGATTACTGGTACTGCCGCCCGTGCGATTACGTGGGGCAGTAACTATGAGTCGAACAGTCAGTACGGTCTGGCACTGCCAACGACTACCGTAACTACTAAAACAACGTTCATAACCTTTGTATGGAGTACTGCAAGAAGCAAATGGCTTGCAGTAATGTAACCTATGGCTAGCTCAGGAGATAACTGGCACGGGATGAGCGGTAGTTTTGCTTCCGCTACCGAAGCACACGCCCAATGGTGGATCAACTCACAAAATGTCGGTGCTAATACGACTTCTGTTCACTGTCGTTTATACCTCAAGGTCAATGGTACAAGCAGTTTGAAGTGGTCTACTACGCAGGCACGTTCTGGTACGTTCTATATTAATGGTGGTTCTCAAGGCTCAGGCACACCCCCAGGCGATGCTTATGGCGGTGGAAGCACGTATGTTTATTTTGATACCGATGTGAATCTTGGTCACGATGCTAATGGCAACTGGTCAGGGACTTATGGCGGTTCGGTCAGTTATAACTTTGCCAGCGTTGGCTCAGGTAGCGGTACGTGGGGAATGACACTGGATCGTCTTGCGCTTGCTCCGACTATGAATAATCCGACTGTCAGTAATCTATCCGTGGTAACTGCTACGATTTCAGGTACGCAAGCTAATCACGGTCACGGTACGTCTACAACTGTGTATCTGCGCTATAAAAAGACTGGTGATTCGGATGCTACCTATCAGCAATTACAGACTACTTCTTGGAATCTGACAGGTTTGATACCTGCTACGTCTTATACCTTTCAGATCTATGGCGCAAACAATAATGGCGATACGAACGGCTGGCAGAATACTCAAACCTTTACTACTTTGCCTGCTCCCAGTACAAGCAGTGCGACATTAGGAATCTTAGGAGTTGGTTAAATAGAAAGGTATAATTATAGCTGGCAATTTATATATAACTGAAAGGAACAATAATGAGGAGACCAGTAGATTCACCATATCGGATTACGACCGAGTTCGGAACGCCGACTAATTTAGCCGCATACGGCAGGCATTCAGGGGTGGACTACTCAATACCGTTAAACCGTCCTGTGTATGCACCAAAGGCAGGCAGTATCGTCTACGCCCAGCTTCACCGTACGGGCGGTAATATGGTTATTATCTTTGACGGGCAGTTTTATCATCGTCTGATGCACAACAACTCTATGCTGGTGTCTATCGGACAACGGGTCAATGAAGGACAACAGGTAAGTAAGGCAGGCACTACGGGACTTAGTACGGGCGTGCATTGCCACTGGGATATTGTCAAAGCTCAGATACCGAAGTCTTTTAATGATTTTATCTCACCTGCTGAATGGCTGAGTGGCGCTTATGAGCCGAAACAAGCCGCAACACTACAGCCGTTTCAGCGCAAAGTCGGAGCAAACGGGGTCAATTACCGCCAGATTGCATCGCTGACTGGACCGATTATCAAAGAATTTCCACCTAATGACGTGCTGGATTTTAAAGGTTTTGTCCGAGCTGAATCATATAAAGGCAATAACATCTGGTTTGTCGGCAAGTATACCAACGGTTATGCGTGGAGCGGAGCATTCGTGGACACGGGAACGCACGATCTGCCAGACTTGACTACGCCACCGCCGATAGTCGTACCGCCAGTCATACCGCCTGTCAGACCGCCAGAAGAACCGCCTGTGCTTGTACCGCCAACGCCAGTCTATTCGACCGCACCGAATGAGACTGACGCTTGGGGCATAGATGTCTCACGGCATCAGGGCGAGATAGACTTTAGCGAGTTGTCTAAAGCGAATCTTGACTTTGCTATCATCAAGGCTGGTCATACTGGACCGTCCTTTGGGGGTGATGAGAACCGCAAGGATGCTAACTTTGTCAGGAATACCGCAGGCTTTACCACGCTTGGTTTACCGTTAGGCTTCTACTGGTATGTCTACTTCGATGAGAATGCTCAGACTGAAGCCGAACGCTTTGCTCGGATTGTCGGTGATACCCCAGGCTCATTATGGTTGGACGTGGAGGAGACTGAGGGCGCTAATATAGAATGGATAGCTACTTTCAGAGACGTTGTGCAGGCTCAGACAGGACGCACGCTTCATTTGTATACCTACTGGGACTTTGCCAACAAGCATCCGTGGCTGGCTGACTTGCAAATGAAAGTCTGGCTGGCTCATTACGGACGAGAACCAGGAGCAGATTTATCTGATACCCCATTAGGAACGCCTGTAATGCATCAATACTCCAGTTCTGGTACTTTACAAGGCATTGACGGCAAAGTTGATCTGGATATGTTCTACGGCTCTCAGGAGCAATTCAAACAATTAGCTGAAAGCATAAAGCCTGACACTGAACCGCCTGAACCTGAAGAACCTGATGATTCGGATAAAGATGAAGAACAGGACGAACGCTTAGGAGTGCTTGAGGACTTCATTGAGAAACTTCGGGCGCTGTTTAATACCGATGAGACGAAGTAATGTTTACCAAGCATTTCTGGCGAATAGCGCTGGAATATGCGTTGAAATCAGCCGCACAGACTCTGGTAGCTGTTTTGACTGTTAGTAATGTCTTGGATATTCATCTGACTTGGACAGATAATTTGAGTATTATAATCGTTGTAATAATTCTTTCATTCTTGACAAGCGTAGCCACCGCTAAAATCAAGAATGGCTACCACGAATGATGCTATACTACAAGCATAAAAGCTAAGCAAAGGATAAACAGATGGACAACATAGGACGAAGATTCATAGCCGCCGTATTATACGGACTTATCGTAGGTATAGTGGTAGGTTTGCTCGCTTGGGTCGTTACCGAGTTGTCAAGCATTGTCCTTGACCCTGAGTTTTGGGGTACTATCGCTGGCGTTATCGCTGGCTTGTATAAATTCTTAACGGATTCACCTAACCGAGTATGATATGGGTGAATTCGATCCGCCACGCTCACACCACGAGCATTTGAGGGTCGAAGCGGTAAAAGCCGTATTAAGAGCTATGATTGTGCATCATAATGTAGAAATTACACCAGCTATGAGCAACCATTATCATCCAGAACTAGATGACAGAGAGACACCAGAACAACTGGATCTGTTTCACGAATACGAGGACTAATTTTTAACCATTAGACCCCCTTTCCTATGCTTTGTTTACACAGGGCGTACGGGCGGCGAATGACTTTACAATTGAGGTGGCATCTCTGTGTGAGTATTGCTTAAAGGATGTCTTAGTGCGCTGAGCGTCCGTTAAGCAATGGACCTGGGTGACGTGATAGGGGCTTTATATCAGAGCCAGGGTTATACCCACAAAAGGTAGTCTCGAAAAGTAAAAGTGCTTGGTATAAGTTTTATGTGTTATGATTATAAAGTCACACAACATAAGCAGACAGCTCCTCATCCGAGGAGTTTTCTGTTTCTTATACGGCTATTTATGCTTTTTCACACAACATAAATAGTTATTTTCAGCTTACTCTGCTTGTTCAAATTTGTATATGGTAAAATTAACTCGTAATGCCAAAAGCATCTAGTACCTTTGCCACTGGTTTGTTAAATCACCAATAACGCAAGAAATCGTGATATTAAACAGACTCTTAGGTACGTTTAGCGTATCAGCCATTACCCTGCAAAGTCTCAACGCAGGGTTTTGTCTTTTTGCGTGGTATAATACAGGGAGCATTTTAATTTGAAAGGAACTCTTATTACGCTTACTCTTGGTGAATCTTATAACGACAGAAAAGAAGTTATCCTGAGCTGTATTACCGTCAGCCGAGGTCTGTTAAAAGCCATAAGCGACTCTATTATAAAGAAACCCTCCAAGAGCGCATATGAAGCCCTAGCAGGCGAGAAGGACGTAATCCGAATGTATATGCAGGAATTGACTCAACTCGAAGTGTGGCGCTTGAAAATGGGTCTGGAGAAGAATCAGCCGTGGATGGGAAGCAATGGGTAAGACTGACTGGCTTACCGACAAGATTCAGAGCTTAGATGATGAAGCATTCGCTGAGGTCGCTGGAGCGATAGCCGAGAAGCAGGCGGTTACGGAAGTAGTCAAGCCGAATGATGAGATAGTTCACATTACCGAGCTGGCAGAGGAGATTCAGACTGAGTATAACGAGTGGGGTAAGGTCAAGGGACTGCGGACAGGTTATTCCAACTTAGATGATAAGCTGGGCGGAATGGATGAAGGTCACGTCATACTGATAGGCGGAGAAACTTCTAATGGTAAGAGTGCTTTAGCCGCCAATATTGCGGTAAACGTAGCGAAACAGCATCCTGTATTATTTATCACACTAGAGATGCTCACGAGAGAACTGGGTGCACGGATTATGCATATCAACGGTGGGACGGTAGATGACTTGGATATAATGTTCCAAGCTGAACACCGTCTGACGTACAAGGACATCAAGCCTTTACTGGCTAAGGCTAAGGATATGGGCGAGATCCGTTTAGTAGTCTTGGATTATTTGCAATACTTAGGCAGGGGTATGAAGCCTGAGGAAGTAGCCGTTATGAGCAAAGAGATTAAAGCTTTAGCGTTGGAATTCGAGTTACCCTTTATTGTCATAGTCTCACTGAGAAAAGGCGATGCTAAGAATAAGCGGAGCTGGACTGAGATTGAGATAGAGGACTTTATGGGGACGGGCAGTATTGGGTATGACGCTGACATAGCGATGATAGCCAGCCGTAAAGACACTACCAATGAGTATGACGAGGACGGCTTATGGGTAAAGATACTCAAGACCCGTAACGCTAAGCTGAACTATCACGACCGCTATTTACGCTTCAAGTGGGAACAGACCAAGATTATAGAGGACTGGACCAAGCCTGATACGTGGCAAAATACTTGACTTTTTAAGTACGATAATTTACACTAAGTGTAACAAACTTAAAAGAAAGGAACTGCCTATGAGTCTATTTAAACGTTCACAACCAGAGGACTTGGATATCACAGATCCAAATGATGCAGGAGACAATCAGCCTATAGATGAGGTAACTATGCCTAGTCCTGCTGACTGGGCTATCAATGAGCTGTACAGCGCTAGCCGTACGCTGATGGATAACAAGGCTAATCTAACTGTAGGCGATATGCAGGATTTGACTGAGATTATCGGACATCTTCAGCACATCGTAGACAATATAAAGAAGCCGTTTTAATGAAGGACACTTTTGCAGGACAGCTGTATACGTCCATCACTAAAGCAGACGAGCAGAGAGTATTTGAGAAGTGGCACGCTTCAAGCATAGCCGAGTGTCCACGGGCGCAGTACTTCAGGCGCTTAGAGATTGAGCCTATCAATAAGCCGACCGCAGGCAAGATGCTCCGTTGGCAGGCAGGTCATATGATGGAGGAAGCCATCCGACCGCATATCAAGTCTCAGTTTCCTGACGTACAATCAAATGTACGGGTAGACTCTGAAGTGCTGGATTTGACGGGCGAGTATGATAATTACTCAAAAGAGGACCAACGTATAATCGAAGTTAAGACCGTCCACGACTATGCCTTTGTGTATAGGAAGAAAGGCGAACCACGCTTTGACTTACGGGACTACCAGCCGTACTTGAACCACGAGCTTCAGAATCACGCCTATGTGATACTGCTCAGAGAGAACGACCAGCCCGTACGAGAGATAACCTACGTTTATATTACATTAGATGGTAGAATAGCTACTTACACGACCAGAATCAAACCAGAACTGATTATGGAAGTACTTGACAGACTGCAGATACTAAACAGCGCTTGGGGAGCGCAACAACCGCCTGAATGCCTATGCAAAGAGGGTCACGAACTTTGGAACAGCACAACCCAGTACTGCCCGTACAAGGACAAGTCTGTGTGTTGCTCACTAAATTTACTTAACGGGTCACAAGACTCAGATTGGAGCGAAGCCTAATGACTATCGCAGAAGCACTGGTATTACGTAAACACCTTGAAATGAAGGTCAAGCAGTTAGAACCGCTTAAGATTAACGGCGAGAACGGTCTGTTTGAACTGCATACCGAGCGTAAGAACGTCTCAGATACCGTGGATGAGGTGAAATTCCAAGTCCCAAAGATCGAGCTTAAGGAGATTACGAAGGAGTACGACCTGTACTCTAAAGCACTCCGAGAACTTGATACTGCCATTCAGAAAGCGAACTGGGTTACAAAACTCGACTTCAAGACTCCTGACGGCGTAAACGTTTAATAACTAAGTACTTTAATAATCAGCTTCGTCTTATCCGCTCTACGTAGGATTGTGTACGACTTTAGAATGACAGTCGTAAACGTCATAACTGTTACGTAGCAGTGTTTCTCGGCTTGAAGAAAGCGGTTTGGCATTACCTAAAAATGTCACCATAGCAAATGTAGTGGGTTCGACTCCCATCACCCCCACAAAGGGGGTGTAGCTCAACGGTAGAGCATCAGACTATAATCTGAAGGTTTTTGCGAACCTATGGCATTGACCACCCTTACAAACTATTTCTTCAATTCATTAGATATTTAAACCATTCTGTACAGCTATGAAGGCTGACGAGTTGAGCCGTACGGATTACATTAGAACGCACTTAAGGTTTAGACGATTTTCATTTTTTACCACGCACGATTGCGTAGGGCGGACTTGGGCGAAGCTGATTATAAGAAAGGGGACTATATGGCAGATAAAGAAGATTGGACAGAAGCAGGTAACGCAGGCGGTGACGCTTGGAAACCTGAGAACAAAGGCGATAGGATTACAGGGCATTACACGTCCCTAAAAGAAGATGTTGGCATTAATAAGTCCAACGTCTATTTGATTCAGGAGATAGAAAAAGAAGAACCGACAAGCGTATGGGGCAGTACAGTGCTTGATACTAAGTTTCAGGAGATTCCCGTAGGCTCGGAAGTATTAATAGAATTCTTAGGTAATGTGAAAGGTAGCGGACCGAAGCCGTATAAGGATTTTAAAGTCCTCTATAAGCCGAATGTATGAATGAGTGGCACGAAGCAGGTAAAGTACCATCTGTACGCACTTTGAGCGCTGATGAGGTACTGATGATACCTAAACTAGAAAGTAATGAAAACTACAGGAATATTGTAAGTAATCTTAGAACGTGGCACGGCGATCTTCTCAGGATGGAGAACGAAGGCAAGCTGAATAATGACTCGGACAACCCAGGTTTAATCGGTAACTATCTTGGCAAATTGCGACTTAATTGCAATATGCTATTCAGTTTCTGGAACAACTTCATAGATGTAGAGAGTGATTTGAATAAAGAACTGAGTGAGAAGCGTCAGTCTATCTATGAGCAATATCTAAAATTACCAAAGGCTAGCCCGAGTGCGGCAGATTCGCATAGTAAGAATATGACTCGAGTAGATGAAGCCAGCCTTAAGATTGTCCAGAACCGTATACAGCAGATTAGGAACGAGTACGAGCGGTATAATGGTATATGTATGTACTTACAGTCACGCCTTAAAGAATTTAACACAGAGAGGATTATGGGATGAGCGTAGTAGCAATCTTACCAGTCATAATGACACCGTTTACCATTGTAGCAATGAGCGTTGCATCGGCGGTAGCGCCCCAGCAGGTCAATGTCTGTCACTATAAAGAAGGCAGTTGGAGTGCCGTAAGGATAAGTGAAAATGAGTTTGAAGCATATAAGGGACAATACAAGGCGTTCGGCTATCTCGGACCGACTAACCCTGATGGAGAACCCGACCATTCTAAATGCAATGAGTGGTGCGCTCAGAACGCTCCTAAAGATCGTGAGAAGCCCGTAGACAAGCCTGTAGAGACTCCAAAGGAAGAAATAAAGGAAACTCCTAAGGAAACTCCTGTAGAACAGCCAGTGCAGAAGTACGAAGCGCCAAAGCCTGCTGAGACTGTACAGCCTGATATCCCTGACACGACAGGCAAATAATGGTAATGGGTTATCGAGAGCGCAGACGGCAGTACCGTATTCGTAAGACTCTCAGAAAGCGAGGTCAAGATGGGCAAGAACCACAGGCGTAAGCGACAACATAAGAAGAAAGAAGATCCTTATCCCGAAGGCACGTATATAAGACGGGGAGTCTCACATACTCGTAAGCAAACTAAAGAAGAAAGAGAGCTGAAAAAGTATGGCAGAATTCGAGATATATGAAGATTACAGCCAAGAATGGCGCTGGCGGATGCTGGCTGATAACGGACGGATTATGGCGGACAGTGCGGAAGGTTATGACTCTGAGACAAACGCACACCGAGCCGTAGACCGCTTTTTAGAGCTAGCCCGTAAAGCTACAATAGAGACTACCATTAAGGATATGGAAGGAGAGTCGGATGTCAGTGACGTTGGAGAACCGTAAGTGGAGAGCCAGAGTTCAGGATGGCAATGAGCGTGTATCACTCGGTATGTTTGATACCAAGCGCAAAGCCCAGTATGCGGTAGCCCGTTGGAAGCGGAAGAATGAATTCCCTTTAAGCTGGCGATTAGAAAACGATGTAATGACATTTGAGGATATACCTATGAGCAAAAAGAAGCAGAGAGAAGTAACTTATAAGGTAAACGGCAAGAAGAAAACGCTGTACAAGCCTGAGAAGAAGGACAAGCGAGGAATCGGGACGAGGATCAAGGATAAGTACGAAGATTTTATGGAATGGCTAGAAAAACAAATCGTAAGTTAGCCAAGAAGAAAGCGTGGGAGAGCTTCAGCCGTTATATCAGAACACGGGACTGTATACGATTCACAGGCTCACCTAATGACGGTATGTGCGTGACGTGCGGTCGCTACTACCCGTTCAAAGAATTGCAGGCAGGGCATTTCATACAGGGCAGAACCAATGCTGTGCTGTTCGATGAACGCTTAGTCTATAGCCAGTGTTTCGGCTGTAACGGCAATCCGCCTAAGGGCAAGGGCGGTAACTACGTGGAATACTTCATCTTTATGGAGAAAGAGTGGGGTCGCACAATGATTGATGACTTCTTAGCACTGAAGCATCAGACCAAGATTTATAAAGCATATGACTTTGTAGATATCAAGGAACTATATGACAGAAAGACTCAGGACTTGCTGGATAAAGTAAAGTTATGATTGACATATAGCTTGATGTATGCTATTATTAGAGGGTCATACAAATTTAATGAAAGGAACTACATATGGCTAAGAAAGACGTGGCTGAAAAGTCAAAACATAAAAAAACTGATATCACAGGCGCAATCAAGCGACAGGGTTTGCCGATTCACGGCATCTTCGGACTCGCATTGCTGTTTGTTTGCGTGAGTATCGTATTTGCTAACTATATGGTGTACTTTGGTACGTCCGATATGATTAGCAAACTGATGCTTTTGCCAAGCACGCTGTTCGTTGTAATATTTCTAACGATTAAAGCGGTCAAGTAAGACACGTTTAGGCAGGCTTGATACAATAAGAAGTGCATTTTAAAAGAAAGGAGCTATGCCCGTCCCTGATTGACTTGATTAAGGGCTGACTATGAGACGTATACTTTTAATCCCAGTAGCAGGAGTTTTACTAATAGGATTCAGCTCATTGGGAGTATCTAAACTTAGAACTACAGACCATCAGCTGAAAATACAAGACGTACAATTACAGGAGCGAGGAGCAGAGCTTAAATCATTAGAACTTAAATATGAGAATCTAAACATTGAATTGGAACACACTGATACGACAAATAAGGCGGAGATCGAGCGACTCCAAAAGGAAAAGGAACAGCTAGACGCTGACAAACAACGCTTGGAAGCCGAACTCCAGTCTAAGATTGAGCGCCGTGAAGCCGAGCGTGTAGCAGTCGAACAGCGCCGTAAACAGTTGGCTAACGCTGTCACGCTGACAGAGACGGCTAACGCTCAGGGCGCTATAGACTGTAAGAACCAGAACAGCGCTAAGGCGTTCATCTACTGTCACGAGTCAGGCAATAGACCGAATGCAGTTAATGCTGGCGGTTGCCGTGGCTTAGGTCAGGCGTGTCCAGGCTCGAAGCTACCGTGTGGCAGTCTTGACTATGCTTGTCAGGATGCGTGGTTTACCGATTATATGAAGAAGCGGTATGGTACGTGGGAAGCGGCTAAGAACCACTGGCAAGCCCGAGTAAAGATAAACGGCAGGGACGTGGGGCATTGGTGGTAGAATAGAAGCATAGGCTTGAGTAAGTTTGCGAGATTACTCAAGCCTTGTTTTTTGTGTAAACCCTTGCAACGTGGTAGTCTATGTAATGTTTGATACTAAGAAGGACTTCGGCAGAAGTCTTTTTTAATTGAACAGCTTGTTAAGCGCTTTTAAAGCCATCTGTTCGGCTTTGCGATTACGGTTGATGTATTGCTCGAACCCGTGCTTAGAACAATGAGAGACTAGTTTGCACTGGCTGTCATAGTCCTCTATATGCTTTACGGCTTCTGGATCGTGCAGGATATCTACATCTTTATTCCAGCGCCAGTAATGCGAGACACAGAATTCCTCACCAGACCAGCCTTCACGCCCACAGTTGCCGTGGACTTTCTGACGGGAGTAACCCCATTTAAAGGTTTGACCTGGCTTAAGAATCTTGTAGTTGAGTTTGGACATATATATGCTCCGTTTCCGACTACCACGTTGTAAAGGTTCACGGTGTTAGTTTGCACTTTCACCATAACTATATTATAACATAGTAGCCTTGACAAGTCACTTTTCATATATTATACCATATCTTTTAACAGAGGTGGCTCAAGCCATCCTGTAAGGTGATTGGTAGAATTTACAACGGGCAAAAATATATAATGGAATATTCTATCTATAATGTATACTTAGCATAAGAATACCCCCATAAAACGTAGTTCCTTTCAAGTCTCGTTCGGGGGTATTCTAACTTACTAGCCTATCTTATCCTGAATACTTTTAATGTACTGTTCGGCATTCTGACGGGTAAAGCCAAAGACTTGCCCTATCTCATCGAAGGTACAGTTACACTCACGCATAACCATAGCTATTAAAGGCTTAAGATCCAGCACTATACTGTCATCGGCTAAATTTTTGATTGCCTGTATATTCGCTCTTTTCTGTATTGGTCGTACCATAATCCACTCCTTTCAGTTCAGTTGGTTTGGGGGCGTGTACTACATTGGTCTGAATAAAGATAATTAGCAGTATTAATAAGTTCAGGACTATCAGAACCAAAAGCCACATCCATTTCATAGCTCATCCCCATTCAGATATCTCTCTAAATGCTCTGCATCGCTTGTAGGGGCGTTCTGGCGTATAACTCGGTGTTTATACCGCCTGTACTTTTGAATGCCCTCAGAAGCCTTGTATTTGCCTTGTTCCTGAAGTTTGCGCCGAATCCGTGTAATGGTGTCAGAACTTGGCAAGCTCTGTAACACGTCATACTGCTCCTTAGTAAGCTTTAAGCCTAAAGCGAACCAAACACGTGCAAGCAAGTCATTATCGCTGTCACGGCTCTTAGGATGCTCCTGCAGTACTTTCTCGACTATGGATGCTATCTTTACTCTTGGCATATCTTCCTATCCACACAGCCCACGAATGAGCCATCTTCATATGTCTTAATCACGCTCTGCCGTCTGAAATTCCACTCGCCTACCAGCATACCAAGCACAAAAGCTATCAGTATCGGTATCAGTATCAGGCATACTCTAGTCATTTTCTCTATTCCGCTCATCTTCGCTCCTTTCTGGCTTTACAATTATTGTATCTTCAAATCTGGCTAAATGCTTACGGCTGAATATCTCGCTTAACAACAGGTTGATACTGCTAAAGGCTAGAATCATCAGCGCTATAAACGGAGTCAAAGGGCATCCGCTTGGTTAAAGGCGGTAATGCTGGCATCTATAAAGCCACGCTTCAGCCCTGCTTCGTAGGCATCCCATAAGGCAGGGTACAGGCTGACAGGTATTTCATACTTGTTTATGATGTTCTCGATATCGTGCATCTTATACCTCGCTTTCTTCCAGCCAATCGCTTATCAGCGTAAAGACTACGGTTATAACTATGATTATGATACTGACTAGGATTCTAGCCAGAAACATCAGGATTGATACGATGACTCCTAAAAACAGTAAACCTAAAATAATACTTAACATATAAACCTCGCTTTCTTTACTTTTGTAGTTCCATAAACTGTTCAGCCTGCGTTGGCTGGCTCTCTTTGTACTTGTAGGCTTCGGACCGCAAGCGCTCCTGTACGGCTTGCAAGTCTGTCTCTTGATGCATATTGACTATGCAAATATTCTGTTCATAGATGACATAGACTTCCGTACATTCCAAAGGGTTGCTGTTTCGTATGGCTATGCTGGCAAACATAAAGTTACTAGCCAGCAACAAACCAATCAATATCATTCTAAACATCTAACAATCCCTCCTCTCTCAGCCGATCCATTTCATTTTCTGCCAGTTCTTGCATATACTCGGGGCATTCGTGCAAGTCATCGCCGTTAATGATATGAGCATAATACGGATTTTTCGCTATCTCGTTCAAATCCGCTAATGTCAAATCAGGTAATACGTTTTGAAAGTCGTACCAGTAGCAAGCGCAAATTGATGCGCTCGCTTTCTCGGTCAGTTCTTCTAAGGCTCGTTTAATCTTACTCATTCTCTACCACCTTTCCAGCGTTTAATATTTTATTGACTGCCACAAATACGGCTTTTATGTCTGACTCGCTCGGCTTCTCGCCATCCAGCCAGTTCTGTATATATGCTCGGCTTGCGTCCTTGTTCCATTCTTCGCTCTGGAATTCGTTCATCAGGATATAAGCGGTCGCTTCGGCTTGGAATTCTGCGGTGCTTCGCTCGTGATTCTCAAAACCGCTCGTATGGTTTAAGACTATGTGCGCCAGCTCGTGCATAGTGGTTTTAAGCGGATAGGTTGCCATAGGATTGATTGCATACTTGCGCCCGTGGCTGTAGCCGTGGCTGTTGCCGTTGGTACTCTCGAATGGTACACGCTCGATATTTAAAGCTTGCTCGGCTCGCTCGATTGTCCAGTCTATCGCTGTAACTTCAGGGATTTCCAGCTCATCGCCAAACGTATCGGAGTAAGCAAACACGGCTTTCTTAAGTCTGAAGTAGCATCCGCTTTGCTCTTTCTCGCCGTCCTTGTTTTTCTCGTACAGCGGTACAGGCGTAATTACTAGCTTGGCTGTGTTTTTCTTCGGATAGCGTCCAAGCTTGCGCCACGTGTTAAAGTTGGCTACAGGCTCGGTTATGCCTTGTAGCATAAAGAAGTATTGATTGGTTATGCTGTAATTGTAGAATCTGCTATAGGTTGTTCCTATCGCTCCATCTATCGTTAAAGCCTGTTCAATTAATTGGTTATAATCTAGCTCCATAATTATTCCCCGAAGTAGATGCTTTCCCACTCGGTCCAATAGCTCTCGCCGTCCTCGGTGTAAAGTTTGTTCCAGCTTTCAAGCGGTATGCATATGCTTAAGCATTGCTCGCTACAGTAATACTCGTGCGGTGTGAATCCCTCGCCGTCATAGAATCCCTCGGACATTGCCAAGTGACAGATTGCACAGGTGCGTATATCGGTAGTATCCATATTTACCACTCCATTTCTATGGCTGATTCATCGAATGATTCACCACAATTAATGCATTGCAAATTCTCGAATCCGTCCGTGCAATAGTCGCTCGTATCAATCCATAACTTGCCTTCTAGTATCTGGCATTCATAGCTGAATGACTCATCCATCATTAAGCGTTGGTCATTGCAACATTTAAGCTCGGTCACTTTCTTTACTTCTTCCATTTAATACCTCGGTTTTCTGGCTGGGGTTTTTCAGTTCCCCAGCCTTATATTATTAATCTTCGAACTTAACTTTTATGGTTCGAACCCAGCTAGCGTTATCTGGTAACAGTTCCTTAAATTCGGCTGGTACTGTTCCTTGATGCCATAAGTCGAAAGTTGTTATTTCTTCGCCTGTAGCGTGTAGCTTGATTCTGAATTTTGAACCTCCGAAGCCGTTGGAGTCCGAAGCGGTTTTGCTATCGCCTAAGCGGTAATGCTCGCCTTTGATGACTACCGCATTTTCACGGTTTACAAGTTGGTCATTCCAAAACTTATTAATGAACTCTGGAGACAATGCCATTATTAAACCTCAATGTTTTCTGGCAAGTCATACCATTGCTGGTCTAACTCTGCCTTTATAGCGTGGTCAAGCTTTCTGAATTCTTCTATGTGTGAATCTTCGGACAGATTGCTAATGCTTCCAGCGTGTACGCCGTTTACAATAACCTCTGTTCTATATTCAATCTCGGCTGATTCTGCGAAGTCTTTAAATTCCATTATTTGCGGTCCTTGATTACAATTTTATTAGGTTCATCAAACAAGCGGATAAAGAATAATTTCATTATCTTTTAACCTTCTTCGGTTCGATATACCACACCTTATTAGTAGAGTATTGTATAACTTGAATCTTCATAGTTATTTTTTACCCTTCTTTAATTTATAGGCTTGGTATTCAGCCCAAGTCATACGCTGTTTGGTCCGTATAGTTTTTTGATACATTGGTGTAGTTCCTTTCTTTTTAAATTGACACCTGCAAGGACTCAGAGAGTCCAAGCAGTCACCAACTTAAGCTCTACGAGCCTGATTGATTTTTTTGTAAACCGAGTTTAATTGTCTTTCGAAGTGTTGAGCTTCTTTGACATACTCCAGAAGAAAATCATCTGTGAAACCAGAAGTAACTATTTCTTCTTTCTTTTCTAAACTCACGTGAATCAGTGCGGATTGTACCGCTTGGATTTCATCGCTTGTAAGTGTTAAGGTAAGTTCTACCATTTGTTTTGTGTTCCTTTCGTTACTTGTTATAACAACAGTATGCGCCTTTTTTATAGTAAAGTCAATTTTTTATTGACATAACATACAATATTACAACATAAAAAAATCCGCGGAAAAAAGGATAAAATCCTAAAGGATTTTTATTATTTTTGATTTAAAGGAATAGAGGAATTATTGACCCTGCGGGGCGGAAAAAAACAAAGACACATTTAAAGGATGGTACTATAAGTGGTATGACAGCACAGGAGCTTAAATTTATTAATCTTATAGCTAAAGGCTTTTCAGGTGTCAGCGCTTATCGGCAAGCTTACCCAGGCAAAGCAAAACTCAAGTATGAAACTATAAGATTCAATGCTTCTAAATTACTAACGGATTCAAACATAGCTCAAGAGATAGAAACTTCGAAGGCTAGACAGATTAAACTTGCAAGGCTTGCGGAGGATAGAATCGAGGAGCAATTAATCAGGGGTCAAATGAACAAAACGACTGCGGATGTAGCTATGTTTATGTATGAACAAGCCAACGGAAAGGCTACTCAGAAGATAGAATCCAAAGGAGCGTTTGTATCTGTTACGTATGACTTATCAGGTGGACAAGCTGAAAAAATACCAAAAAACATCTTAGACCAATTAACAGATGTACCCCCTCCCTCTACCCCTTGAATTTAGTATCCCCTCTCTATCTATATAATAATAAAAACGACCCTTAGTGTACCTTCGATCCACAGGATTTTGTGTACACAATGTACATAGGTGTGTATACTGATAGTGTGTACACGTAGTGTGTATACTTACATATAAGAAAGGAGTACCCCTGTGAGAGTGAATATCTATATCCGTAAAGAGAATGAAGAACTGTGGAACGGTTTGGCTGATAAGAGTGATTGGGTGAATAGGATGTTAAGACCCTCTGGTAAAAGTGGGCAAACTTTTTCTCCGCCATCTGAGAATAAGGTAGCAGAGCCGCCGAATGCCCGTGTACACACCGTAGAGCCTGAGGATGACGTGACGTACGTGCCTTTTGATGCTTAGTCAGTACGAAGTGCTGTATAATACCGTGGGCGTGCAAGTGAGCGGTCGGACAGTCTATGGATTATAGATGTAGTAGGATTATACGGTTGGTTTTCCACAGCGATTGGCGCTGGTTTAAGCGTTGGGGCGAACGTGGAATGCGGTATTATGATATAGGATGGATATCGTTTAGTAATGAGTGCACTCGCATTCAAAGGAGACAATATGATACAGTTCGAAAAACTTACCAAAGACGATCTGATAACGCTGTGCGTGTCATTTCTCAACCTAATAGCCAAGCAGAACTACGGCAAAGCGTGGACAAGCGACTCCGACAAAGAGGGAAAGTTCCTGCTGGGAATACACTCTCCCGAAGGTGAGATAATCGCTGAAGTGCCAGAGGAGTATAGACATCACTTTGCTGGCTTGATAGAGGTGGATGAGCCAGACGTGCCAGACACCGCACCGATGCCAGCTCCAAGTGAGCCGACTGAGGGTCAGGAAGTACCACCTAGCGGTGAAATGCCCGAGGGGGAGACTGAGGGTGAGAGTCCCCCTGAAGCCACTCAGTTACCTGCCGAGCAGACTCGGGATGAGCTGTTAGAGCCTGAGACGGTAGAAGTAATTACTGAGAAGGTGTGGGCTTGGAGTGAGACACTTTAGATGACTCGCCTGAGAAGGCAGATTCACAAGATGCGAGCGGACCGCCAGAGAAGGAAAGCGGTCCGTTTGCGTGCCAAGCGCCAGAAACTTAAGATGTACCGCCAGAATTATTACACCGTAGGAGATAGTTGGCGGATGTGGCGCAAACAGTGGAAGAAAAAGTCCTTTAAGCAGAAGATCAAAAGATTTGCGTGGACTGTCTGGCTGACCGTGTTGTTTCTCGGACTTGGGGTAGCGATGGTTTATATGGTATTGTACCTACAGAAAATAGACAGCTTTTAAGGGTAAATTAATAGAGAGGATTTAGTATGGCAGACGAGAAGAAAACGCTCGCTCAGAAACGAGCTGAGAGATTAGAAGATGCCCGAAGGCACGATGTAGACAACCCTAGTAAGCCTAAGACTCCGCCCCCTGTCAGAGAGCCACGACCCGAGCCACAGCCGCACGCTGTACCAGAGGACAGTTCAACCAATATGCTGATCCAGCGCTTGATAGCCGAAGTAGACGAACTCAAAGCGATGAAGAACCCTGATTTCACGCCTGAGCAGGCGCTTCAGTACACCGCCGACAACGTAGGCAAACCGACCGTAGGACGCAACGGCATTCAAGGCAAGATGTTCAAATACCCGATTGAGCCGAGCGCTTACCCTAACCCGTTAGACAGATTGTACGACCTGCCCGAATTGAAACGGCACGGTCTGAGAGACAACTATTTCTTTGACTGGGAGGTAGAGGGCGTAGAGTACGAGAAATACGGCGTGACTTACGCTGAACCCCGTTTTACTGTCAGATTATTCCGCAGGCTGTTTGATGAGAATGACCAGCCGAACGGCAAGATGGCGCTGATTAACCGCCAGATCCAGCACGAGGATGAAGTGGTAGCCCGAGCCGCCGCTGACAAACTCGGTATGACTGAGGAATTCCACAGTTTCGAGGATATGATGAATGAGATGCGCTTCCAGCGTATCAAGGACTGGCTCTTGGAACTGTTTATGCCAGCGAAGGTAACGCACCACAACCATATGCCGACCCAGCAAGTGATCGCAGGCAAGGTGGTAGAAGTGTTTGACACCGAAGCCTTAGTAGACGGCTCGTCAGGTAAGGACAAAGCCCAAGCGATTAGCCAGCAAGTCCGTTTCTAGGAAGGGACTATGGCTGATGTCTTTGAAGCGGTCAATCTTACAGATGTCACCGATAGGGTGGATGTTGTTCCGAACGTCCAGAACTACACTCCGCACGCCAAACAAGCCGAAGCCCATAAAGCCTTCTTAGTAGATGGCTATAAGCGTGGCACGCTGTTTTGGGGCAGGCAGGTAGGCAAGTCCCTGTGGAGCGTGAAGCATCTGGAGATTGCCGCTACGATGAAGCAGGGGCAGTACTTCATAGTCTTTAACACCCACAAGCACGCTAAAGATGTTATGTGGAGACAATACTTGCACGTCATTCCTAAGGAGCTGATAGCGCACGCTGACAGTACCAACTTGGTTATCACATTCCACTATCTGAAGGGAGCATTCTATATCCCTGGGGCTGGCTGGCAAGCCGTGATACACGACCAATCCAAACCGCCTTCAACCATTCAATTACTGGGGTCGGATTTCGCACTAGACCATACAGGACGCAAGGCAGAAGGCATAATCTTTGATGAGTACCAAGACCAAGACCCCCAAAACTGGGAGACTGTTTACCGTCATTACTTCACCACTACGAAGGGCTGGGCGTGCTTTATGGGTACGGCTCGAGGTTTTAACCATTGGTATGATCGTTTGGAGTTCTCGAAGGAGCGCTACCGCAGGACGCTGGAGGAAGGAGCGAAAAAGACGTGGTTCTATTTGGAAGCAACTTGGAGGGATAATCCCATCATTGATGCGGAGTATATAGCGGAGCAGAGAGCGGAAGCTGAGGAAACAGGACAGCTCGACACGTTCTTACAAGAAGTAGAACTTCAGTTCAGAAGCATTGCAGGCTCGGTCTATCCGATGTTTGATAGGAAGGTTCACGTCATTTCACCGAATGACAAGCGTATACCGTATGGCGAAGGCACGCTGTATTGGACGTGGGACTTCGGCTGGGCGGAAGGACACCCGACCGCTTGCAATATGGTATGGATAGATAATCAAGGACATTGGTTTATCACTGATGAGATCCACGGTTATAGAATGCCTTTGCAGGAGATAACTGAAGCCATACGGGTCAAGTCAGGCGAACATAAGATTACAGGTATCGTTGCCGACCAGTCCCGACCAGACTTGATTGATGCGGCGAAGAACGAGGGCAAAGGATTGCCTATATTCGCTGGACCGAAAGGACCAGGCTCGAAAGTTTCAGGTATTACTCTACTAGGCACGAAACTGATGCCGAAGCAACAGCTGATAGGTGCTCCTGAGCCTGAGATATACGTGACTGCTAATTGCCGTAAGACTATCTTTCAGCTGGAAAACTACCGTTACCGAGAGGTTAAGAAGGACCGACCGATCAATGAAGAACCTGTCAAAATGCACGATGACCATCCAGACGGATTGCGTTATTTAGCCTTATACTTGAAGTATGGACTGGTGAAGCAAGACGGACCTGATCCGCCGAAACCCAAGTTTAATAAATATGGCTTACTAGGGTAAAATGAAAACAAGGAAACATTATGGCTACACAAACCGACAGCAAAGACTTCAAAGCAGAGAAATTAGGTGATTTTGAGAGACAACTGTTCCGAGCGTGGCGTGAAGATGTGGATGCTCACGATGAAGCCATAGCCAACTTTGATGCTTATGAAGCGATGAATATGGGGCTGACATATGACTTGATTTCAAAGACCACTGATAATGGACTAACGGATAACACTACGGCTACGATTTATCTTGAACGAGCCGCACGGGTAGCAGGACAACTGCCTGAAGGTGAAGTCCAAGCCTTCGGTAAGAAGGACACAGGCAAAGCGCTGTTTATGGAGATGATACGCCAGAAATGGATATATCCGAACGCCAATGCCCAGCGACCATTCCAGACCAAGATGTACCTCTGGCAGTATGGTTCGAGTATGTACGGTTATATGCCGATGCATTATGACTTGAATGTGACTCCTCAGGGATATTTCGGACCTGACTGCTGGCTGTGGAATCCGAGACTGTTTATCCCTCAGAACGGCTTTATTACGGTGGCAGAGATGGATTACGTACACGCACTGGCTTATAAGAGTCCGACATTCTTTGAAGATTTAACGGATGATAAGGATTCTAACTTCGATACTGGTAAAATAAAGGAGTTACTACCAAGATTAAAAGAAGGCACGGTCAATCCTGATGACAAACGTGAGAATCCAAATCTACCAAACAAGCAGTCCAAACGTCAGATACTTGTTGCAACTCGGTACGAAGCTGGGAAGGATGGACGCTGGATCACATTCCTACCTGAATACGGGTACGCCGTCATACGAGACATTAAGAACCCACACAAGAACGGGAAGATACCTTTCGTCATCAAGCCCTGCATACCATCCTTTGACACTTTCTACTGCGTGGGTGACTTTCAGCGCTCAATGCCGATGCAAAACGCAAATGACGGCTTGGACAACTTCTACTTTCAAGGTATCAAACGAGCGCTCTATCCGCCGACCGTGGGGAACGCTCAAACGATTATTAAGCACACTTTCTCACAAGACCCTGCGTCTCTTTGGTTAGTAAACGGCAATGTTAATGACGTGAAGATTTTAGAAGGCTCTACCGCTGGACTGAGTACCTATCAGGCAGCTAAAGGTATGGCTAAGGGCGCATTACAGTCTATCGCTGGTACGACCGATACACGCTCAAATGCTGAGAATGCATCTGACCCAGGCTTCGGCAAAACGCCTGAAGCGCTTAAGATGATTTCAGCCCGTGAGTCTACCAGAGACAACCAAGACCGAGAACTGCTAGAACAGGCAATGGTAGAACTGTTGGACGGTATGATGAGCATTATCCCGACTATCAAGAACAAGATACCGCTGGATATCTTTGCCGAGGAGATAGGCGAGATTTACCGAGCTGGACACGAGGATATACAGGATATCTTCAAGAACGCCAAATCTACGGGACTTGCCACCTTGCGTAAGTCTGAAAGCGGTGAGCAAGCTAGACTGAAGATAGATCCGACCAAACTTGCTAATATGGAATTCAGGTTTGAACTTAAGCCGAACTCGACTGCTAAAAAGACCAAAGAGGAACAACTACAGGCGATGCTTGATTATCTTGGCTTTATCGGTAAGATGCCGAATGCACTTCAGCAGTATCAAGATGTCGCTGGTAAGATACCAGACTGGCAAAGAATCTCCGCTAAGTATGGCGAGCTTGCCAATATTGATGATTTGCACGAAATGTTTATGGACGCACCACCACCAGAGAAACCACCTGAAGGTGCAGGAGCAGGCGGTGGTATTCCACCAGAAGCGTTGGCACAAGCCGCCGCAACGCCACCTGAAGCTTTGGCTATGGGCGCTATGAACCCACAAGTGCCACCTATGCCGCCTGAACAACCTCCAGCTATGGCTGGACCTGCGTCCGTAGCACCACCTATGGGGCAAGCACCGATGCACCCTGTCATTCAAGCTACGCTTGAGGAATTCGCAAGGAGACAAGGATGAGAAGCAATTCAGTCATCAGTGATCCGCAACCTTTTAACTTCGAGCCACCTCAGCCCGTAAAGAAGAAAGAACCCGACAATGACTTTGAACAACTGGCAAATAGCAAGGATTATCCTCAGATTATGGAGTACCTTGCTAATCGAATCGCTTTTCACCAGCGTTTTCTACCTGATGGAACTCCCATCGAGAATGCGAAGCAGGATGAACAGATTAAAGCGTGGAATGTAGCCTGCGAGGTGATAGCGGAGTTTAAGATGCTTCAGGACACCTTTAAAAACTTTAAACGTGAAAGGAGTTAGTATGCCATTCAAATCGAACAAACAGCGCAAGTACTTGTACGCTAACAAGCCGAGCGTTGCACGTAAATTCTCCAAGCATAAGAAATGAACCGCTACAATTACCGTGATGACAAGGTAGACAAGTGGTTTGAGTGGAAAGGCGTGAAACCGCCTGAGCGTATTGCTCATATGACCGAAGAAGAACTTGAGGAGAAACTTCGGCAGAACTATGCTGACCATAAATGCAATTGGTATCAAGTCGGTCCTGATATCGAGTGCGATGCCAGCCCTCACTATACCCACGGCAAACGTATCGGACCTGACCTACGCTTGGACGGTGTAGACAAGCAAGGCAGACCTATCCTTGTCAAATGGGGTCCGATTCTGCGGAGTAGTGTATAATTCGAATTAGTGATGTCCTACTTAATGGATAGCGTGAACGCCCTACGGAATGGTGCGAGAGGAATAAGATGGCGAACTTAGACGAATTAGATCCAACCTTAGATCCAGTAGTCCGAGCCGCTATGATTAGCCAGCCTACAGACACGGAAGAAGAAAAATCTACGAAGTCTTTGGATAATCCAGCGGAAGAACCTGCAGATGAAAAAGAAGCGGAGAAAGCCGACAAACCTGAAAAGGAAGCCGAAGATACTCCCGATGAGCCGAAAGACCCACCTGAGAAAGATGAGGGTCCAGAGACGAAGGATGCTGATAAACAGCCTGAAGCCGAAAAGCCTAAGACTGAGGAGAAAGCACCTGAGGAACAGCCTCGTAAGACCAGACGGGAAAAACGTGCTGAACGCAAAGCTTTTTTGGAATCCGTCCGCAGAGAGCAGGAAGAAGCTAAACCCCGAGAACAGCGTTACAAGACCGATCCTGACTACAAACCGTTAGAATTTGAATCCAAAGACTACGATTTGAAAGAGTTAGAGGAAGATAGAAGTAAGTACGGGCAAAATGAATTTGCCAAAGGCGCTCAAACTGCCTCAGAAACCGAGAAATGGTATGCTGAGCAGGATAAATTCTGGCAGGCAACCGAATATGAAAGTAAGTTGCTCGAGAAAGACCCTGAATTTGCCTTTATGGACGAATCTCATCCTGAAACCTTCGATGAAGATCGGACTGCTGACTTGAATGAAGCTTTTCTGGCGTTCGTAGGGTTTGACCCCGAGAAAAAGACCGTCTATCGGACAGATATCTCATTTGAGAGGTTTGCCCGTTATGAGATGGAGCGCATCAAGCGCTGGGCTGAAGAACTGAGCGATGAGTCAGAGCAGAATTTAACCGAACAGAAGTCCCAATCCGCCGTTAGACCGAGCGGTACACCTAAGAAAAGTCTGGGCGTGTTAAAACCAGGCGATATCTCAAAGATGACCGATGAAGAATACGAGAAGAATCGTGACGAGATAAACCGCCAAATCCTATCCGCACTTTAGCGTAAAAACGCACCATTAAAATAAGGAGCTAATATGGCTTACTCAGAAGTCTCTATTACGCCAACCACTGCGGCGAAAATGATCGCTGAACAGTGGACCCGTGATATAGAGAAACCCTTTTATAATGCCCTGTTCTTTCAGGATGCCGTCACAAAGCGTACTGAACTGTCCAGCGGTGGTACGAAACTTAACATTCCATTCCTAAGTTCGTATAACGCACGTGACAAGGTGGCTGGTACGCCCGTTGTCTACGATGCCAATGTTGAAACCGAGATCGAACTCACGATTAACAAGCACAAGTACTTAGCCTTCATTCTTGAGGATATTACTAAGATTCAAGCTAACTACAACCTGCAAGAGTTGTATCGTGGTGCTCAGAAAGAAGCGATTGCCCGAGCAATTGATACGGACATCGGCGCACTACACGCCTCAGCTGGTACGAACGTAGCTGGTGGCGCAACCGTGGATGACGCAGATATCCTTGCCGTGGTAGCCGCTCTCGACCTTGCCAATGTACCTCAGACAGACCGAGCAGGTATTGTCGGTGCAAAGACAATGGGTGACTTGCGTGCTGTGAACAAGTATGCCGCTTACGACCAGACAGGTAAGACTGGTACGGCAGTAAGTGACAATCCGAACGTACCAATGGTTTATGGTATGGACCTTTATATGTCCAACAACGTAGCCGCAGATACCGTGACGCACAATCTGTTCTTCCATAAATCAGCAATCTCATTGGCGCTTCAGCTGAAGCCAACCTATAAGATGGAAGATAGCGTTGATGTTATCGGACTCAAGACCGTTCTGCACACCATTTATGGCGTTGCAGTCGAGCGTTCAGCCGCATTGGTTGATCTTGAGCGAACTGTTTAATACTAGATAAGGAGAATATTATGGCTGATGCACCAACTAAACAGAGTGTCTTGGACAAGCTGAACAAGCAGGCTGGTCGCAGGAACTACTTTGAAGCCCGTGAGGTGGAGACACAGGGTGAAGGAACAGTCACGCAGATTATATCTGGCGGTGGCTCACTCGTCCTCCAAGCCAACGGTACAGGCGAAGAAGTCTGGAAGAAACTCGATGGTCAAACCACAGGTGTTGTGGATGACGGTGAGAATCCGAAGGATTCAGTTGAGGACGATGCGGAATACTTTACCCCTGATGGTAACGTAGCCTTTCCGACTCAACCTGAAGCGATTGAAGATACGGTAACTCCAACAGAGGTGAACCCTGCTGAGGAAGCTACTGTCTTTGAAAATCAGACTGCGGATGTAACACCTAATCAGATGTCTGCACCTGAGCCTTCGCACGGACCTGCTGAAGCTCCTGCTCCAGAACCAACCGTTCAAACAGCTAAGACTACTAACGGTAAATAGCAGTCTTAGGGCGCAAAAGGGACAGTATAACGCTGTCCTTTTTGTTTTGTAGTATGATGTAGGTATGTTACAGATGGAAATGACACGAATTCAGCCATTACGGGATTTGATGGTGATTGTGCTTGATGAACCGAGGAAAACGACTGCTTCAGGTATCTTTATGGCTAAGGCGTGGGAAGATGCCGTCAATACGGCGCATATCGTGGCGGTTGGACCTGATGTCAAACAATGTCGGATAGGCGAGCATATTCTGATTAATCCGTATGCTTACATAGACCTTACGGGTATCTCTGAGAAACTTATTAAAGAAGGTGATGTACTCGGTTATGTCAGATGAATTCGTACCAGATGAAACCAAAGAAGGCAAACTTGTAAGTAAACCTGTCGAATATCTTCGCAAGAAACCATTCGTCAAGGATCTGATGGAACAGAGTATCGGTTATCTGACAGACCAATCAGGCAGGCATCTTATCAAACTGGAATGGCATTTGAATGAAGTAGCTCAGCGTGACCACGTTTTTAAGCTGACTATTGATGAGAAAGAGGTATACTTAGACTTAGAGGAATTGACCTTTTATACCAGAGTTATGTTTGAGAAAAAAGGAAAATAAATGGCTAATAAAATCACAGTTTACAGAGGTGTCACTTATCCCGTAACTTACCAGCATCAAGATACGGAAGGTTCGGCAGTCTCGCTCGTGGGTGCAACCTTATATTTCACCGTTAAAGAGGAAGAATGGGATAGTGATGCGCCTGATGCTTCAGCTTTGATTAAGAAAACTATTACCTCTCATACCGATGCGGCTGGGGGCATATCTAATTTTACTCTGACTGATGCTGATACCTATCTTGAGCCAGGCACGTATTACTTTGATGTTGTGATAGATGTCGGGGGAGCGGCAGAGCCACCTTCACTTTTAGGACAATTTGTCGTTAAAGCGAAAGTGACGAACCGCAATGTCTGAGAATATCTTAATGACTGGAGTTACTTCGCAAGCGCCTATTGAGATGATAGGCTATGAGGGACTTACGCAAGAAATCGTAATGACAGGACAGGTTGCCAGTAAAGGCGATACAGGCGCAACAGGTCCAGAAGGTCCAGCAGGTGCGACAGGTCCAGCTGGTCCAATCGGTCCGACAGGCAATACGGGCGCTCAGGGAGAACAAGGTCCGCAAGGTATTCAAGGTGCGCCTGGAGTTGATGGCGCTAATGAGTGGGGTGAACTTGGCGGTGATATATCGGATCAAACTGATTTGTGGGCTATCTTACAAGCCAAACAGAGCAAGACTACTTCTACGGTTGGAACAACGGGTGACTATGTAACTGATGGCACGGCTGATAATGTACAGTTGCAAGCCGCTTTGGATGCCGTTCACGCTAGCGGTGGCGGTGTGGTCGAAATAGTGACTGAACTGACTATTGCTTCGATGATTACGCTTTACCCCGATGTCGTACTAATAGGACACGGCGATGGCACGACTATCTCTATATCCAGCGGTTTTGCCAGCGGTGTTGCCTTCAGAGAGAATTCAGGAGCGGCTAATTATCTGACTCTGCACAATCTGAAGATAGACTTGTCAGCTAAGACAGATGTTGGCGGTATACACATTTATCAAGGGAACTTTGTCTGGCTCAGGGATATCCACGTCACAGGACAAGGTTATACCAGTGCTTCCAAGTGGGCTACACGGATAGGCAATTATACCAGCGGTTCGCCTGCAGGCACAGCTTCACACGGCGCTTTGATTGAAAATCTGCGGATTACCAACTGTAACTGCGGTACGTTCGAACAGCTTCTATTCGTGAATCAGCAGGATGCTCGTATTCTTAACCCGTACTTTGAGAACAACACGAACAGTTTGGCATATGAGCTGATGCTGTATATCAATAACAAGAACGTAGTCGTGGAGTTTCCGCACTTCGAGACACCTTCAGCGCACTCTATCGGTATGATGGAGAGCGATGGCATCATTATTACGGGAATCACGGCTACGTATGATGAAGATTTCAAACTGGTAACGATTATCAATACGACTAATGTTATCATCAGCGGTATTCAGGGACGCAACACGACTAGTACGCCAGCACAGCCTGTCATAGACTTCTTCGACAGAGCGCTCGGACCAGACGGTTTTACGCAGATCGTTGATGATACCAATAAGGTACAGATAACTAATGCCAATATCTATGGCTGGAAGTTCTTTGCATCCTGTCAGATAGCAGGTACGGTGCTTGGTTCAGACTATACGATGAATCAGACTTATGTTACTTTCTCCAATATCACTATAGAAGCAATGACCTCAGCGCCGTTCATTCTCGGCGTGGATAAGACTGAGAATCACTTGCACGACTGGGACTTTGAGAATATCAGAGTCTTATCCTATACAGGCAGTAATGTCGGAGCGTGGCAATTGCGTGGTTATACGACTACTCCAACTCAAGTCTATGGCTTCAGAATTCGCAATTCTTTCGTACAAGCTTCCTCGGCTGGCGCTAATGCGGCGGTACGTTCCATAGGTATGACTGTCCAAGTTGTAGAAAACCTGCGTACGGCTGGCACATTTACGTCTTACGGCATTTTGTCCAGTGTGACAGGCGGTATCTTCGAACAAATCCGCAATCATACGGTCGGCACGACTGCGCCTGTGGTCGGGGATGATCTGGCGGATGGTTTCGGTATCGGCTCACGCTGGTACGATACGACTAACGATGTCGAGTACATCTGTTTGGATGGGGCGAGTGGAGCGGCAGTCTGGAAAGTCACTAGTACTATCGGCAAACGGGTAGTAGCGCTAACGGACGGGGCTACGATTACGCCGAATGCAGATACGACAGATATCGGCACGGTAACGCTCGGTGGCAACCGCACGATGGCGGCTCCGACTGGTACACCTACTGGCGGACAACAGATACAGTTCAGAGTCAAGCAGGACGGTACAGGCACACGCACGCTGGCGTGGAATGCCATTTACCGTTTTGGCACGGATGTCACTCAGCCAGTCCTTACCACTACGCCAGCCAAGACTGATTATATTGGCTTCCAGTATAATCTGGCTGATACTAAATGGGATTGTTTGGCTGTAGCCCGAGGATATTAAGGAGAATGATATGGAAAAGAAACGAAAGAATACAGTATTAAAGGTAGATAATGGTAAGCACGGGGTAGAAGGAGGATTTAAATAATGGCTAAATACGCAAATGATCTGGTAATGGATGCCGCATTGGACAAGGTAGCAACCAGTACGATACTGACGGTCTGTTCGACTCAGCCGACTACTCGGACAGAAGCGATTACGACTTATAAGCTGGCTGATGTGGTAGTAGACTCAGGTGACTTTACAAAGGCGAACGGTGATATCTCAGGACGCAAACTGACCGTGGCTATCCAATCCAGCGTACCGATAGATACCTCTGGTACGGCTCTGCACGTGGCTTTGTGCGATGGAACGGATCTACTGTATGTAACAACGTGTACTTCACAAGCTTTGGTAAGTGGTAATACTGTGACTGTGCCAGCTTGGGATATTGAGATAGCAGACCCGAGTTAAGGAGAATAGGATGAGTTATGGCGAACCGTTACTGGGTAGGTGGAAATGCCACTTGGGATAGTACAGCAGGCACGAAGTGGGCTACTTCTTCGGGCGGTGCTGGTGGTGCGGCAGTTCCGACAGCGGCAGATGACGTATTCCTAGATAATGGTACGGGTACAGGTAACGTAACTCTCTCCAGTACTTCAGTCTGTCGTTCGCTTAACTGTACAGGCTATGTAGGTATACTGACACACCCTGCGGCTACTGCTTTCAATATCGGTGATGCTACGGCTGGAGCAGGCAATATCGCTCTCAAACTGAGCGCTGGTATGACTTATACCAAAGGTAATAACCTTAGCTCATCTATAAACTATATATCTTCCTCAACGACTCAACAGACAGTAGATTATGCTGGTAAGACAGGTGGTAATCTAACTTTTAATGGAACTGGTGGTTCTTGGATTCTGACATCGGACTTTATGGAAGCCAGTGTGAGTTGTGCCTTCACCGTATCATATGGCACGTTTAATGCTGGTGGATTTAATGTAACAGTTGGCATTATAACTTCTACAGGTACGAATGCACGTAGTATCGTGATGGGTACAGGTCAGTGGACGGTAACTGCTACCAATGCGACCGTTTATAATGTTGCTAGTTCTGGTATGACATTTGTTCGAGGTACTCTGCCGATAAACTTCAATAATGTTGGTTCTACAGGTACGAGGACAATAACGCATACTAATACGGGTGAGACTTCTTGCCCGTCTATTTTGATTTCAGCTGGAACAGATACGGTAAATCTGTCTACAGGACGATTTAACAATGTAGATTTCACAGGTTTCTCTGGTATCTTAGGTACGGCTTTATTCCTTGTATGGGGTAGTCTTACTTTTAGTGCAGGTATGACGAATACTGCTACTACCAATGTATTGACGATGTGTGCGACTTCAGGTTCTAAGACGGTGACATTTAATGGCACGACTTTAAACCGTCCGCTGACTTTTGGAGAGAATGCTTCGACTGCTGACTGGACATTGCAGGATGCTGTGATTTTAGATACCGCTCGTACATTGGGATTGGCTCACGGAACTTTGAATGCTAATAATAAGAATGTTACGGCTGGAGCATTCAGCAGTGCCAGTACTAATACCAGAATACTTAATATGGGAACTGGTACGTGGACATTGACAGGTACGGGAACAATATGGAATACCAGTACATTTACTAACTTGACGATTAATGAACAGAGTTCAACTATAGTCTTGAGCAATACAAGCGCTTCAACTAAGACTTTTAGTACAAATCAGCATACGCAGAACTATCCGTCTATTGTCTTTGCTGGCGGTACAGGAGCGTTCATTATGGGTGCAAGCTCATATTATAACTGGTCGAATACTGGTTCTCCTATGACTATTCAGCTTGGTATCGGTACGACTACTATAAGAGGTAGTTTCTTAGTACAGGGTACGGCAAGTAATTTGGTAAATCTTAACTCTAGCACTGATGGTTCACAGCGTACGTTATCTAAGGCTTCTGGTGTGGTACGGGTTGATTATCTTTCTATCAAAGATATAGCCGCTACAGGCGGAGCTACGTGGTATGCAGGTCCGCACAGTATTAATGTCTCTAATAATACAGGTTGGATCTTCGGTTACGGAGTGTCGTATTCCTATCAAGTACTCAGCAGTCTGCCATCGAATGAAGCACAGCTAGCGAATGCTTTTGATCTTACGGATTATAGTGAAGCTCTGGCTGATGATACCAGTTATGCCGATTCGACAGGTAATAATAACTATAATGCTTTTGTATTCTCTAAGGCACATACAGATAATACAACACCTATCTCTGTTCGCTGGAAAGGCAAGACAGATTTAAGTCCTGCCAGTTCGCCTGTAATAATGCAAATTTACAACTATACGACCGCTACGTGGATGCCTGCCGACTCTGACAACACCACGCCTGCTGGAACGGAGTTCGAACTGCTTGCCAGCGTACCAGTCAGTCCAGGCAATTATTATGGTTCATCTAATGAAGTAACCGTACGGGTTTATCAGGAGAATACGTAATGGCTAACACCACAGTAAATAATGCAGTTTCTTCTGGTCTTGCTAATCTAGGCGGTGTATGGGGTCCGTTTTGGGTTGATACTCTTATAGGTGTTGTCGTATTTCAAGATAGTGGTAATGACTTATCGTATGCCAGAACTATTAATGGTGGAACTAGCTGGGCAACAACAGTTATTCACGTAGGTACGATGAATGATTTAGCTTGTTGGTTTGACAAAGAAACACCAGGAGATACGGGTAATCTTCTGCATATAGCTTGGATAGATCAGGCTAATACTGATGCTTTATATCAAACACTTAATATAGCTACTAATACGCTTGGAACACGCAGAACGATAGACAATACTTTTACCAGTTCAGCTACTGCCGCTGAAAACTTTATATCAATTACAAAGACAAGAAATGGTAATCTGTTAGTTAATTATCGGTTACGAAATAATGAGATAGAAACATATCGTTCCATAGATGCAGGTGTGACGTGGACAGACAGGACGGATGCTTGGGAAACGGTAGCTGACTATGAGTTAAATTTTCTCTATCCTGCTAATACGGGAGACGATGCTGATGCTATTTCAATATATTTTAAGAGATCCACAGCTGAACTTTCGATAAAAATGTATGATGACTCAGCAAATACTTGGACAAAAACAGCGTGGTTCACTACTGCCTCTACTCCTACTGCAACTGTAATACGGCAGACATTCGATGCGGCTATCAGACATAGTGACAATCATCTTTTAGTAGCTATCCACAATTTTCAAGATGATCCGACCGATGATCTTTTAATATACGATATCAATCCTAACAGCATAGCTTCTCCGACTATTACTGCTAAGACCAGTATTTTCACAAATCAGGCTGAAGCTGGCAATGCAGGAATTATTATAGATCAGAATCTTAATGAATCTGGTAATTATGACGTGTACGTAGCTTATGGTAAATCTACTACTTATACGACAGACACCCTGATTGTTTTTCATAAATCAAGTGATGGTATGACTTCTTGGGGTTCTGAACAGGCTTATAGTCAAACAGGAGCTAATATAAGGATGATTGGTCGTAGCCATACTATAAGTCCGACAGGCGGACGGATTCAGTGGGCATACAATGAAGCTACTCTAAACGATATCCTTGTAAATCTTGTTAATGATGTAATTGTTCCTGCGGCTGGAGGAGCAACGAGTACGATACATCCTCATACGGTTGATAATGTCGCATTAGACCAGTACCCTAAGTATTCATATGAAAGTGCACACGGGTTGGCAATTAATGATACTGCTCGATTTAATAGTTTTACTACACAGAACTATCTGGATTCGCAAGCAGATGATTCCGTATATACGAACAATCAAGGTATAGGTGAATTCAATATTTTTGTTTTTAAATACAAGAATTCCAATAATACGGATATGATAGACCTCGAATGGAATGGCAAGTCTACGAAAGCTCCAAGTACGTTTCCAGTTTATTTGCAGATTTGGAATAACACTGATGCTGTGTGGGAGACAGTAACTTCTAATAATTCTGCCTCAGCAAGCACAGATTTTACGCTGACAGGTACTATTACTTCAAACTTATCTAAATACTATAAGACTGGCAATGAAGTGACAGCTCGTGTTTATCAGGAGAACTACTAATGGCACGTATATGGTCATCTGGCTTTGAGATAAATAGTGTAGGTACTGCTGAATGGGACGGACCAGTTAATTCTAGTCCAACAACTCAAGGTACTGTAGTCAGGTCAGGTAGTGTTGCTTTACAGATTACCAGTCTTACTTCTACGAATGTTAAAGGTATATATAAACATTATCGTAGTTCTGAAGGTCCTGGGGAATATTACTTTAGGTTTTATTTTAGATATACTACAGCTCCAAGTGTAGAAAGTAGTATTTTTGTTCTTAATGATTCTTCTGTTGCTGGTACACCTACTGCATATATAACTATCAGTAGTTCTGGACAACTTCGTCTTTATGATGAAGATGGTGTGATAGGTTCTGCTTCATCTGCGCTTTCTGCTGGTACGTGGTATCGGGTAGAGATGCATATAAACACAACTCTTGTGGCAGGTTCTCAGGTTGTTGAAGCTCGTATAGATGGAGTTGATTTTGCCACATCCTCCTCACGAAATATTATTAGTACGAATGATCTTCTTTCTCTACATCTTGGGGGCAACCTTAATGGTGAATCAAATGCTAGCGGTAACTGGTATTTTGATGATGTCGCTATTAATGATATTACTGGTTCATTCCAGAATAGTTATCCAGGTGAAGGTTCTATCATACATCTTCGTCCTATCGGAGCTGGTGATAACAGTGCTTGGGATGAAGGAACGAGTACGGGAGCAGATTCTTGGCAAGCCGTGGATGAAGTAACTCCTGATGACGTTACTACCTATATTCGAGAAAGTACGGCTACGGGAGAAATATCAGATTTTACACTTTCTGCTCTAACAGGAATGATTCCAGAAAATTTAATAACGCTGATACAGTCTGGCGTTCGTTTTGCTGGTACGGCAAGCGGTACGCAGGCATTTAAAGTAAGAGTAAAAGCTGTATCTGGTGGTACGGTAGAATCTTCGTCAGATATAGTTACATCCTCTGCCAGCTATACTACGAATGCAGTTGCTAGCCCTAAACTTTATCCTCTAACTCTATATGATTTACCTGGGGCATCCACGACTAAATTAACTTATAATGACCTTCTTACTGCACAGATCGGCGTTGAACATACGATAGACAACGGTACGAATGCCGTAACCGTATCTACACTCTGGTTATTAGTAGAATACGCTGTCTCTACTGCATCTCCTGAAACATTGTCTACAGATTTTATGAGTATGGAGTTTAGCGGTGAAGCGACTCTGGTAGTAGCTGATGCTTCTCACTCCCATACTTCAGACGGCGTAATTGTCAAAGCGCCTGTAACCTTTACGTTGTCTACTGATTTGATAGAGTACATCTTTGAAGTCATTCTGGTAATGAATGATGCTTCACACAGCCACTTGGCAGATAATGTAACCGTCACTCAGAACACAACGCTGACTGTAAGCGACACTTTGCACGCTCATACCGTAGACAGTACGGTTATGGTAATGGACACGCTCTTGCTCGTACAAGAGACGCTACACGCTCACACTGCAGATGATACTGTCCTAACTGTAACCTCGTTAGTCAATGCGGCTAAATACTTCCCGTTCTTTGGATAAGTGATGGTGTTATACTAAGTAAAAGAAGGAAAAAACATATGGCACTCACCGTAGCAAACGCAGACCAATATACAAAACCTTTGGTAGTCGGACCAAGTTATTCAACTCCAGGTAGTTTGCAAGGTGGCAATGTACCTTTGCAGACTTCATATAATCCGCAGACTACAATGCCGAGCGGTGGAAACGTAATGGGAGCAATGACTACTACACCGTCTGTCCCTGTTGGACCGACTGCGGCTGAAATAGCTGAGAGCAACCGTATCTCTCAAGGACGTGAGCAAGCAGGCTTACGGGCAAGAGGTTATGAGACGGGCGGACGTACTTCTCTGACTGATATAGCCAATGAGTTCCGTACTAGAAATATGGGTGCTGTTAATACGCTTCGTTCAGGGCAAGAAGATATCAATACGGCACGAGCCAACAATGCTTTGAACTTACGCCGTACGATGGCAGGTATTGCCAGCGGAGTCAGGCAAGGCTTAAAGTCAGGCGGAGTCAATCTGGCTAATATGAATGCGCTAGACTCAGGAGCATCCGAAGCGATGGCTCGGGCGTATGCTCGTGCAGGTAATCAACAGGCAGGCTCGGCAAGCAATGAAGCTCAGTTGGCTACCAATCAGCTTAATACGACTCAGGAGAACCTTAACCGTACCCGTCAGCAGAACCTTGAGGAACTTAAGACGTGGCGTGGCACTGAGACAGCTCGGGTATCGAATGATCTATGGGATAAACTGGCTACTCTGGAAGCTGATGCTCGGGCAGGCGGTTATGGTGGAGTGGTAGATATGGGCGTACGTGACAGGTTGATTGCGGAAGCCGCCGCTCAATTAGATGCGATTGATTCTCGGACTCAGCAAGAACTTGGCTCTATTCGTGGTCTGACACCAGAGGAAGTCCAAGCCCGAGCAATGCAGATGGAGCAGGCAGGCACGGAGATTGTTAATCCGTTCGCTATCGAAGGTCCACAGGGCGGAGCATTCGGTGAGCAAGTCCCCGTAGTCGGCGGACCTCCTATTGGACAACTGACTCCTGGTCCTCGTCCCCGAGATGAACAAAACCCACTATTTTAGAAAGGATTAGGCGTGGCGACATTTACACCGCCTAAGAAAAAGAAAGAAACTTGGGAACTCTCAGGTCCGCTTCAAGTCAAGCCTATTTCTCAGCCTGCTATCCGAGTTGAAGCACCTCGTCCAGCACCGACAGTCCAGCCTCAAACGATGGTAGCACCTCGTCCTGCTCAGTCCATACGGGTAGGCAATACGTACGTTGGTCCGAGTGAAGAAAGCTTTACAGCTCCAAGTTATACAGCACCTAAGCCACGTCAGAGTTTTTGGAATAAAGCCCGTGATATCTTGGATGCCAACACACAGGCAGATCAGTATAGACGGCAGATAGCAGGCAGGCAAGCAATAGCTGAGAATCCAGGCAATATCATTTCTAATACGGTCGGATCTGTCCCTCGGATGATTAACACGGCTTCAGCGCAGATACCAGAAATAGTAGCTACAGCTCAAGGTCAGTTAGCGCAAGGCGAGTACGGTAGAGCGTCAGCTGAATATGTGAAAGCGGTTAGGTCTGGTAATAAAGATTACATCAATGCGGCTAAAGAAGGTTTAAACCGAGCCAGCAAGCGTGTCAAAGACATTCAGAACTTCCAAGAAGGCGCACGGCAGGCTTATCAGACGAATAAAGGCGGTCTGTTCAATGCAGGTACATTGTACACTGCTGAAGAAGCCAAGAAAGGTGAAGCCAAGACTGGCGCAAAACGTATCGGTTTAGGTACGGCTGAAGCTCTTTTTGACGTTGGCAGTTTGGGATTGGCAGGGACTAGTGGTAAGGTTGTTGCGAAAGAAGTTGGTAAGCAAGGTTTTAGAAAAGGCGTACAGACAGCTTTAAAGAATGAAGCCAAGACTATCGGCAAGAATGTCATCGCTAATACTTTACAAGGTGCGGCTGGTACGGCTCGAACGGATGCCAGTGCCAAAGATATTGCAAAAGCGGCACTTATCAGTGGTACGGTTGGTACGGTAGCTGATGTCGGTCTGGCAGTCGGTGGCGGTACGGTTGGCAGTAGAGCGGCAAAAGCACTCGGTCCATTGACTGAGCCTGCCAAAGTTGCCAGTAAGAAAGCTTGGAGTGCGGTTGGTGGTAAGAAGATAGAGGATATCATTGAGCAGGGCAACCGTCCGATAAATGATTTGATACCAAGATTACCTAGTTTGGCAAAGAATGAAGGCGGATATATACAAGTCGGACGGACTCCGAAGAACATTCATCCTGACGATCAACGGGTAATGGCTGACTTTGTAGACCAAGTACGGGGCGTAGGCGGTCCGATGACTCCTGAACAACGTATCAATCTTGATATAGAAGCCAATCATATCGCTCAACGTTATGGTATTGAAATGCCGATGAGAAACAAAGGTGCGGCTGAATCGCCTGCCTTTTATGAGAAAGCGTTGGCTAACAACTTTGTTAAACGGCTTGATGTCGAAGGTGGTAAAGCGAAAGCGGCTAAAAAGCCTAGTATCTGGTCTGGACTTGGTGAAGGCGGTGGCAGGAATGCGCCGAGAAACCAAGCTGAAGCGGATGTGATGTTCGGTCCTGAGGGACGGTTCAGTAATGTAGATCCAGCCGTAGTCATCGCTAAGAAGTATGGTGGTGATCCAGTACAGATTCAGAGAGATATTGACAGACTTGGCGTGAATGGAGCGGATGATTTGTACGCTGGTTATGCCGAGAGAAGCAATGCCCGATTAGCAGGAGAACTGCCTGAGACTCCTCCACCCAGCCAGATAGCTCTAAACCAAGCTGACCTTGATGCCGCTCGTGCTAGACTTACCTCTCGTACGCCCCAAGTCGAGGTGAATCTAGCCGAGCGGTATGGGGTTAAACAAGACACGGTAGACCGTCTGGTACGGGACTACGGACGTGAGAGGGCTGAAGGTGCATTACGATATATGGATGAAGCCTCTGGCGCTGGTACGGTTAAGAGTCGTGACGGTTTTGCTGTCGGACAGGCTCAGAAGATGTTTGGCAAAGTAGCACCTCCAGCTGGCAAGGCTCGGGTAATGTCTCCAGAGGAATTCGAAGCGTTGGCTAAGACTGCGCCACCGATGGACACTACGCCTGAAGGTATGGATATCGAACCACCAAGCACTGATGCTAGTGTCCGTCCTGTAGATGTAACGGCTACAGGCAAGCAAGAGAACTTACCGACACAGGTAAAGAACCTGCCTGACCACGCTACCGCTGGTATAGAGCAGATGCCTGCCGTCAAGGTATTCTCTGAGAACTTTGACAATGCCATTGAACAGGCACGCAACGGCTTAGACCAAGATGCTTTGCGTAGGATGCAGGATGAGATAGTAGCCTACCACCGTACAGGAGCTGAGATATCACCTGAATCCAAGCAGTTGTATGACAATATATTCCGTCCTGTCTATGACGCTATGGGACAGACCCGTAGAAGTTCTGGCGGTACTATTCAAGATTATTACCTGCACGAAACCAGAGGTGATTTATCTGGTGAACGGATAGAGACAGGCTATGGCTTCGTTGATACCGTGAACCAAGAGTTCGGCGCTAATATGCACCGTCTGAATAAGATTGACCCTAGTGAGATGACCGACCCACTGACAGCGCTCCAGCAGTACAAGGAACAGTACTTGTTCGACAAGTACCGAGTCCAGCGTGAAGCCGAGCATTACGCTCAACAGGGTTATGCCGACCCGATGTCTTACGTTAAGCAGAAGAACGAGACTGCTCAGAAGCTAGCGGTCAAGGTGGATGATGATGTCGAGAAAGCCTTAGGCAATGGCGAAGATCCAGACACCTTCGTAACTGATACTTCTACCCGTCAGGAACTGCGTGAGAACTTTGAGAAAGCTGGCAATGGCGAGCGTTATGCGATTACCAATGCGCCCAAGACAGGTTATCAGGCTCAGACTACCCGTAATATCTATCGTGATTTGCAGATGGACAACGGGCAGAATGTCTATGACGGCTGGGGTATCAAGCGTTGGGAGGATGCTGAAGCTCAAGGCAATCACATTTATGAGAATATAATGGCAGACGGTATGCCGAACGGTGATACTTTGCGTCAGGCTTTGAAAGACAATTATGCTGGACAGTCTGGCAATGCCATTGATACGGGTGTGGAAGCTCAGCTGATTGAACAGACCGCCCGTAGGATTGAACGGGAGTCCAAAGAGAATGCCGTGCAGTTCGGTGATCCAACGCCTTCATCCTTAGAGTTTGAAAAGCTGGAGCGTGACTTAGCCGCCGAGCAGATACGGCACTTCGCAGAACGGACGGATATACCGAATAAGAGCGCTCAGAAAGTCATAGACCGCATAACTGAATTGGCTTTGTCTGGTGGACGCAGACGCATCTCTACGGCTGAGAAACTAGCCAACCGTGTGACTTCTACGCTTCACTTGGGAGCATTAGGGCTTAATCCGAGTTCAGCCGCTCAGAACCTGACTGAGACTTCTCGGGTAGTTGGTATTTTCGGACCAAAGACTACGGGTATAGCTTTGCAGGATTTGACTACAGGCAAAGTCAATGCCAAAGAGTTGCGTCACAGGTATGGCGTACGTGAGGATGTCATAGAAGAT